GTCCCATGCTAATGTACCGCCGCCTGAAGCACCTAAAGCCTTAACACCGACAGTAGTACCTGATGCCACCGCGTTTACAAAGGTATTAGCGCCACCACCAACCTGACCAACACTAATGTTGGTTGTAGTATTTGCAGCTACAGCTAAATCAACAATGATGTTGACAATCTTGGAATTTGCAGGGATTACGATATCCGTTACTACCGCTGCAAGTGCGCCGCCCGCAAGGGTCTGCACTGTGTCTTGACACATTACAACATAGCCTACATTTGCTATGTCAGTGCCTACAGTAGTACCTGTAGTGTTTCGGATGTTTCCAGCCCGGATTGGGCCGCTAAAAGTTGTATTCGCCATGAGTATCTCCTGTCGTGGCTAGTGTCAGGCACGGGATGCACCTGTCAGGGATAAGTTCTTTATACTACATAAAAAAGAAGGGGGCAACATGTGCCCCCAACTTATAGTGCTACGCCCCCGGAGAGCCGAAAACACCAAGCGGATCAGATACGCCGAAGCTGTATCGTTCACGCGCTTTATACCGGCTGTTACCTGTATCGAAGTCAGCATCCATAGAAGTAGACAGTGCTACTCGTTTGAAGTGCTTAAGTCCGTTAGGAACGTCCGTAGTCAGGAACCATGCATCTGTATCAGTCAAATAATGATTGATACCGTAGCCACCCGGAACAACACCATTGCTATTAATAGCGTTAATGTCGTTGTCTGCTGTACCTACGCGATTCACAGTCTCTAACAAACGTGTTGCTACAAACTGGAGGTTTGAAGGTATAACCAACTTCTTAGGTTTAGCTGCGATCAAAAGACCTCGCTCGTCCGTCCACTGACCGATAGCAATACATGCTGCTTCCAGTGAAGTTTCGTTGAGGTCAGCCGCTACAGCAGGTCGGTTAGAGTTAACTCCACCAGACACTAAGGGGTGAGCCGTTGAGCAAAGTGGTACTCCGTCACCGTAAGTGGTGCCAGCGGTAAAAGCGGTGTTAAGGATAGCTGCACCTTTAACTTGCTTTGTATACGCCATAGCCCGTGCAAGCCCTTTGGTATAACGAGCAGACAAAGAGTCATACAAGTTATCTTCCATAGCTTCTTCGGTCACAGAGAAACCCATTGCGATGGTTTCGTGGTTGTAACGCGCTGTCCATGCTTCTTGTGCGTTGTCATATTCGATGGACGAACCTTCGTTTTTGACAGGTGCAGCTTGAAAACCAGACAGTTTCGTTTCTTCCTCGAAAGAACGGTCAGATGTTTCTGTTTCAAAAATCATCTTATGCTCGTCGGGGTACTTCTTGTATTCCAATCCAAACAATGCGTTTAGGCCGGGAAGAAGTTCTTTAAGTAATTGTGCTCTTGAAATAGCCATTAACTATTCTCCTTACAAGCCAACGGCATTAGTGGCGCTACTATATCCGATATTAAATCGAACAAGAACGTCAGGAAACGCATCGGTCATGGGTGAAACAGCAGACACAATCCTAAATGCCGCAGTCGTTTGTACAACCGTTGCATCCACCGCGCTAGTAGAGTTACCAGTTTGGGTAGAACCCGTAGCGGTAGACTGAGCGGCGGCAAAGAACGTATTAGCACCTAAGTCAGCTTGAGCGGCAGCGCCGTCTAGTTGAACTTGGAACAATACATTTGGATCGTCTACAACGTATGCTTTGACAACGCCAGTAGTGCCAGACGGGTAGTATTGACCAAAGATCACTTGACCTTGAGCGTTTACATACTCACATCCAACAAACACACCGACAGCGCCGGTAAAGCTGTTAGCTACAGGAAATGCTTGGTTGCCAGCATTAGCGCCAGTTCCGGTAGCAAGAGCTATATAGCCATCGGCTCCAACAAATACAACCTGACCGTAGAAGAGATTAGTCGCTTCACCGGCAGGGTCAATCAAGTACTGAGAAGTAGCACCTGCATAGGGCATACCATCAGCACGTTTTATGGGACGTAGCCCATATGGTGCGGCAGTTAAAGCCATTAGAAATTCCTCGAATTATTAGTTTCCATTACCGAAAACAACTTTAGAATTTCGCTCATTAAATAGCGGCATTCTTGGGTCATTTTCGCGCATTAGGTTGTTATCCACAGACTCCATCTGAGACTCTGCCTGATTTCTGTAATGTGCATTACGTTGATCAGCCATCTCTTTTGGTGCCTTGCAAAGCATCAACCCGCCCATAACAATATTGTCAGCAAACCGATCATTCTCAGTAGCTACCATTGTTATTTCTGGGTGGTCAACCGCTTTTACTGGTTCCCAACCTTCTCGTAATTTTGAAGATACGTTAGTGGCATCAACGGTTCCCCTTGAAGAAACCCTAATCCAGCGATACGCATAATCGTCATCCGTTATATCTGGGGATGGTAGCGTTTCCGGTGGAGTCCAAGATTTTTTACGTTCTTGAGTTTCTCTTGTAGAGGCTTCTCGTTTGATTTTATTATCAGCCATTATTCGTTCCTCGCGTCTATTGCTGCTTGGTTAGCGTATTGTGCAGGAGTAAGCCCTAATCTTTTCGACAATGCCAGTGCGGTCTTTGTTATCTTGACCTTCCTAGGGGCTATGCTCCGCGATGCGGGGGCCACTACGTTACTTGTTGTCGAGGTGCTTCGGGTCTCTCTTACTTTTTTAGGTGCCCCAAACAATTCAGGGAACTTTCCTTGCATACTCTCATTTAATCGAGAGTAGTACTCATCAGTATCGGCTGCAACACCTTCAGTGCTTACTAGCCTTTTATGTATTGCTAATGCAAAAGCTGTTTCTGGTTCGTGTTTCTCATCGCCAAACCATGTATTTTTTGCTTGCCAGTCTGTTGCTCTGGGGTCTGCTTTCGCTCTAAGGGGTTTATTTGCTCCCTCTCTTGGACTATGTTGCTGTTGTACTTCATCTTCACGCTTTTGTAAAGTCCCTTGTTCAAGCGTGTCTAATCGGCGTGTACCTTCTTTAGCTGCCTCTAATGCTTCTTGTGCAGCTAGTAAGGCATCAGAGTTACCATCTTCGTAGGCTTGCTTGTAGTCAACTCTCGCTTTATTTAAATCTGCACCTAGACTAGTACGTGCTTGTTTAAGTAACACAGTCTGACTCTTATCTACTGTGGTTTTAAGTCCTTTATTCTGTTCCATAAGGGACTGAACAAGCGTCTGTAACTCTTGACTCTCTCGTTTAGCTTCGTCTTTAGCCCTACGTTCGTCGTGGTACCCTTTGTTAAAATGCTTTATCCGGTTACGAACTTTAGCAGAATAATTTGCTAGCTCCTCGTCAGTGACATCTTCAGGAGCTTCAGAAGGTATACGCCCTCTATCTGCTACAGGAGTATCGTCAACAACCTCAATCTCAACTTCTTCCTCATCCTCATCCTCATCTTCTTCAGGGGCTTCGGGAGGAACTTCGTCAACGTCTAACTCTTCTATAAGTACTTCAGTAGAGTCTTCTAACTCTATAACTACTGGTTCTTCGTTATCCTCATCGTAATCAGGAAGCTCAAACTTTACTTTTTCAAATGGCATAGTCTACTCCTTATACGCGTGATATGGCTTTAGGGTCAGGTACAACAGCTTCAATATTGTCATCATTCATCAAACGATACTCAAGCCCCCCAAATTTAAACCTAGTGCCACTATTAGCACGAAACATTACATAATCCCCTGCTTTACACCACGGGCCTTCAGGAAACTTATCCGCATCTTTATAGCAATTAGTGCCTAAATCGACCACTAACCCAATAATAGACATTATATGCTCCTCATGGACGGTCTTTGTGGACTTTATAAGCCCTGTACCTCCAAAAGTCTCTTCTACTTGTGGTAAGGCGATTAACACCCTATAGCCCACAGGAGTAGGTAAGCACTCGTCTACATCGTAATCCTCCACTGGTGGATCTACGAACAACTCTAGTTGTTCAGAAGTTTTAGCCGTTACTGGTTTAGTCATCTTCATACCCTTCTGTGTTTTGCATAAGGTCATCTATCTCACGTAAACAAGTAGCCAGACCCTGTATGGCTCCTGTAATCTCTTTATACTCTTCAAAATTTCGCACACCCCCTGACTTAAGGGAGTCGGTGTTTCTATCTATATTCTCTTCTATTCTCTGCTTTAGCACATCTATGATGGTAAGGGCCATTAACTATTCCCTGTTGGTTTAGGTCTAAGTGTTTCTATTGCTTCCCGTTCTACCGAGGAGTTATGTTTAGCCTTGTCTAGGACGTTCTTATTATCACCTTCTGCTGCTTTTAGAGCAAGTTCTTGTTCATCTAATACTAAAGATGCTGCTTCTAACTTAGCGTCCACTTCATCTTTTGTTTCTTTGCGCGTTTGTTCCCGTGCTTTAAGTTGAAGCTCTGCTTGCCCTTTCTGTATATCAGCCTGATCCTTAGCAGCTTTACGGTCTACATCTTTAGCTGCTGTAGCCATTTTCTGCTGGTTCATCTGTACAACTGGATCTTGTGCTAGCTGCTGCGCTTCATCAGATGCTTGCTGCTGCTGATTCTGTTGCGTTAGTTGCTGTCCTGCAGAGGCAACCAGTTGTGACAGAGTTACCTCTATGGTTTCTGGTAACGCACTGTTAGGTGGTGGCATTGTTGCCCCTAGCTTCTCTTCTATCTGAAGTCTATAAGCGAACCCTAGGTGTTCTGCTATATGGGCGTGTAGCGAGGCCATAATCTGATTTGCCATAGGGTTCTGCCCTATAGTCTGGGCAATTCCGGGGTCTTGCATAAACGCTGTATGAGTAGCCATATGAGCTTTATGGTCTTGGTATATAAACGCTTTCATAGGTTTACCTACCAATGCTGCCATATTCTCGCTAACAGGATCTACGGGAGTCATATCCTCTGGTATAGGTACTATTTTATCGGCGTTAGGTATAGCAATAACTTCTAACATTTGCCTATGTAATACCCTTTGGTCATATATCTGAGGAGCTTGTTGCGCCATCTGTAAAGCTGTCTGGTATTGAACAACTCGTTGCGCCATTGTTGAACTGTTTGGATCACTGACAGGTATAATGGAAGTGCTGTCGTAATCTGACCTTTTTGCGCTAAGTTCGGCTCTATTTGGCTTGTACTGGTACTCCTCTGGAGCGTACTCAGCCATTATTGACTTAAGAAGCTTAAACTCTGTCTTCATAGCGTAATGGACACGCGCTTGTACCGCAGCCATTGGCTTTAAAGTGCGCTCTAATAACGCCAAAGTAGTACCTACGGGGGCATTTGCTGACATATCAGAGATGTTCATGTCGCTGATAGCGCCTAGCCGCCTACCTTCAGTAGTTATCTTGTCTAATAGCTGTAATAACGTCTGGCTTGGCTCTTTATAAGGCAGAGCCATGATATTGTCTCTAATACTGCCCGAAGGTACGTCTACATCCTTAAATTCACCCGGATTAATGGTCTCATCGTCATTTTTAATGCGTAGACCACGCGTTTTAAGCCCTCCGGGGAGGTTTGCTAGCGTACCTGCGTCTACAAGCTGCCTAATAAGAGAGGTTCCAGTACGAGCGTAGCCTCCAACAATGTGGATAAGCCCTAATCCGTAGAAACCAAACCCCGGAACGTATACATAATGGACAAAATGCTGCCTTTTCTTGGTGAGTGGGTCTTCTATATCCCAGTTTCTGTAGATAGCCAGTATATTCTGGGTACCTTTGTCGATAGTTATTATGTAGGGACGGGCAATACCGTCTTCACTATCTGCTAACTCGTCAATAACGTAATCTACGTGTACTTCGTAGATGGCATAACGGTTGTCATCGTTAAGCTCGATACCTTCTTCTTCAGCTTTACGTTCTTCAATGTCAGTATGGAAAGGAACCGGATCACCTAACTCCTCGCCTGAATAAAACCCACTAACTTGTAACTTAAGTATGTCGTTCTTGGTCTTACGCATTATGTGCGTAACACGTTCTGCCGTATCTATGTGGGAAGCGCCGTAAGGGACAATAATGTCTTCTGCGGGTACAAACATTGCTGTCTGCCGTCCCATAGTAGGATCAAAATAAATCTTCTTAAAGGCAGAACCCGATAGCCCAAGGCTATATAACATACGCTCATGCTCAGGCCGGTACTCCACCATCTGCTCAGTTAGCTCGTAGTTCATGTCAGCTTTGACACGTTCTGCGGCAGCTAGAGTCTCTCTAG